GAATAAGAGCAACTTTTGCATTAGAAATGAATGGGTATATTATACCAGATAATTTACAGAAAGATATGACTCAATATAACAAACGCGACCATACGGTTTCAAAAATAATTATGGGAACATCTGTTGTTAGTGATATAAACTCTTTACCTGGAGGTAAAGGTGGAAACACAGGATATGGCGACAATGTAAAATCAACAACAGGACTAGGTGGAAAATCTAGTTATCTTAATCAAGGACAAGCACAATCGCCTATTATACCTAGAAATGATATATTAAAGGGTCATGGGCAAAAATAATTACTAATAACAACAAAAACTTAAGAGGTTACAAAATGGCAGTATTAACACAAGATGAACAACAAAAATTAGAAGCACATAGAGCACAAAGAGCTCAACAACAGGAAAATTCAATAATAAAATTTTCAACTGAAGAACTTGATTCTATAGCAAGAATAAAACAAAGCTATGATAGTTTAACGTTGAGGATGGGTCAAATACATTTTGAGTTAAAATCATTAGATAAAGAAAAGGATAATGTTGAGTCTTTATTTAATAAGAACAGGGATGACGAAGTTCAGTTTGCACAAGATTTAACTACAAAATATGGGAAGGGTTCTTTAGATATAGAAACTGGAATATTTACCCCATCAGAATAATTTTTGGCATTTTCGGATATATTTATATATAGATAAATAGTGGAACGTTAACTCATCCACATCAATAAATACACGAGGAGAAATAAAACATGGCAGAAAGAATCGTTAGTCCAGGTGTTTTCACACAAGAAAACGACTTATCGTTTTTACCTGTAGGTATCGGCGAAATAGGAGCGGCAATTATAGGTAGAACAGCTAGAGGCCCAGCCTTTCAGCCTACAGTAATTCGTTCAACAAATGAATTTGAATTAAAATTCGGAAGCGGAACAGCTGGTACATATGTACCATATACCGTTAAAGAATACTTAAAAAGCGCTGGAGCAGTAACTATTGTTCGTGTTTTAGGTTTAAATGGATATGGTGCAACCCTTCCAAAACAAGTATATTTAATAGCTTCGCAATCTGATGCAATACCTTATATCTTAGGTTTAGTACATGCAAGCTCTAGAAACTCAACACAACAAGCTGGTGATATTTCATTTGGTAGTTCTCCTAGTGGTGGTACATTTGCAACTGCATCTATATCATGTAGTATAGATGTTAATCTAGCAGCAGTTAGCAGGCTAACAGAATTTCAGATTGCAGCAGAAGGTACTACTTATAGGTTTATAGGTGCTAATCCTTCAGCAATACCTGCAGACCAACACCCACTATATTATTATGCTACAGGTTCAACTGGGACAGCAACTATAGCAAATCTTGCATCTGAAATAAATGGAGCAACAACAATTACTGATTTAGTAACTGCAGTAGCTTCAGGATCTTCAGTAAACCTAACAGCAAATAAAGTTGGTACAACTGCAAATGGATATCTTATATCTACTGGATCTGCAGAAGCTGCTATCACAACATTTGTTAATATCGCTGCAGCTAATACCTCCACAAGTTTTCAATTTGATGGAGGAGTTGCAAATACTGGTAATGGATATTTCTATGATTCAATAAACGGATCATCAATAACAACACTAAGTGATTTTGCAAATAGTGATCAACCTTTCTCTAGTTCTTTTGATAAAACAAATGCTAATTACTTTAAAAATGTATTAGCAGTAGATCCAGGAAGACACGTACCTACTGCAGGACAATCTGCACTAGAAAAATCATATGTATATTCTTTATTTAACTCACAATCTTATGGAGCAATGGCTACAAATAAAGGTGGTGGATATTCATTTCTTGATGCAACTGCAGTTACAGCAAGTGTAAACTTTCACGCAGCTGCCGCTACTGTAACTGGAACAACAAGCACTACTTCTGGAAAACAATATCAAGCAGCATGTACACCTTGGGTATTATCTCAAAAATTAAATGGCAATGCAGGAAGCCCATTATTTAAGTTCCATACTTTATCACATGGTAATGAGTCAAATAAAATATGTAAGGTTAGTATTGTTGGAATTAAGAAGGCTGGTTCAATATCTGGAATAGATTATGGAAGCTTTACTGTCCTTGTTAGAAAATTTGATGATACTGACACTAAAGTAGTTTCTTTAGAATCACACACAAATTGTAACTTAAATCCAAGTTCGCCAAACTATTTGGCTAGAGTTATTGGTGATCAATATCAAGAATATTCTAATGACGCTGATGGAAATGCAAAATTAGTTGTTCTAGGTAATTACAGAAATATGTCAAGATATGTAAGGGTTGAAATGCATGAAAATGCTAACAATGCTGTCTATTCAGATACATTAATACCATTTGGACATGAACCTTATATCTCACCATTTAGTCTTCCAGCATATACACATCCACATGTCGGAATACATGCAGCAGGTGCAGCATATCCTAAAGCAGCACTAGTAACATCTAGAAGTTTAGATACAGATACAAAAACATATTACGGATTTAACTTTGATGAAGTTATTCTTAAAAATGGTATGGAAAACTACCTTGCTCCGTTAAGTGGCGATGCAAGTATTGGAACAAATACAGCATTCTTTTTAGAGAGTTGCCAAGTTACTGGTTCAACTGTAACTGTTGATAGTGCATTACACGCTAAAAAATTCTCACTTGCATTTCAAGGAGGTTTTGATGGTGTTAATCCAGCTACACAAATAGCAATGGAAAAAGATATGCTTTCTACCAATACTTTAGGTATGAGTTTTGCATCCACAACAACTGATGGTTATGTAGCATACAAAAAAGCATTAGATTCAGTTGGAAATCCTGACGAAATTGATATTAACATGGTCGTTATGCCAGGAATACTTGCAGAAAATGCTTCAAATATAGTTGCAAAAATTATTGATACTTGTGAAAATAGAGGTGATTGTTTCTATGTAATGGATGGAGTTAACTCTACATCTGGTAAAAGTACAACAAACGCAACTGCAAACGCAGATTTATATGATACAAGTTACGCTGCAACTTATTTCCCATGGGTAAAAATACTTGATGCAACTGTTAATAGGTTTGTTTGGGTACCGCCATCGGTAGTTGTACCTGGAGTAATTGCATTCAATGATAAAGTAGCTTTCCCTTGGTTCGCACCAGCAGGTCTTAACAGAGGAAGTTTAAATAGTGTAATTGATGTTTACTCAAGATTAACACACAATGAACGAGATGATTTATATGAAGGTAAAGTTAATCCAATTGCAGTGTTTCCTAATACAGGAGTTTGCGTTTGGGGTCAGAAAACTTTACAAACTAAACCATCAGCTTTAGATAGAATCAATGTACGAAGATTACTAATAAAACTTAAGAAGTTTATTGCTTCATCTACAAAATATCTTGTATTTGAAAATAACACAACAGCAACAAGAAATAGATTCTTAAATATTGTTAACCCGTATTTAGAAACGGTTCAAGCTCAACAAGGTCTTTATGCCTTTAAGGTTGTAATGGACGAATCAAATAATACACCAGATGTAATTGACAGAAATCAAATGAAAGGTGAAATATTCTTACAGCCTGCAAAAGCTGCTGAATTTATCATTGTAGACTTCAACATTATGAGAACTGGCGCATCATTTGAAGATTAGAATTTAACAAATATTAAAAGAAGAAGATATTTATATACAAGAATAGGAGAAAAATAAATGGCAAACTTAGTAGATCCAAATGAAATAATGTTCACGGCCTTTGAGCCAAAACAACAAAATAGGTTTATATTCTATGTTGATGGAATTCCAGCTTATCTAATTAAAACAGCTGCAAGACCAAAACTAGCAACTGAAGCTTTAGAATTACAACACATGAATGTTTCACGATATGTGAAAGGTAAAACTACATGGGAAACAATTGATTTAGTTTTATATGACCCAATTGTACCATCAGGGGCTCAAGCTGTTATGGAATGGGTACGTTTACATCACGAATCAGTAACAGGTAGAGATGGTTATGCAGATTTCTATAAGAAAGATGTAACGATTAATATACTTGGACCAGTAGGCGATAAAGTAGAAGAATGGACCGGTAAAGGTGCAATGATTACTTCTGCAGATTTTGGAGCAATTGATTGGACACAAACAGCTGCCGCAAATGAAATTACTATTACTATTCAATGTGATTACTGGATATTACAATACTAATATATCATATTTAATATATAAATTAAGGCCCAGACAAATGTTTGGGTCTTTTTTTGTTTATTTTTTGCGGGAATATATATTTATATACGTTATGAACAAAAAGCAATAGGAGATACAGTTATGTCAAAAGTAGTAGACTCAGAATATCCAGGAGAAAATAGACTCTCGGACCAAGAATTAAAAAATCAAGTAATACAACAAGCTGCCCCAGAACTTAAACAGGCAGTAAAAGAATTAAAGTTTCCAACAGAAACAATAGATTTACCATCAAGAGGATTATTATATCCTAAGGGTAGTCCATTATCTGCTGGAACAATTGAAGTAAAATATATGACTGCAAAGGAAGAAGATATTTTAACTTCTCAAAACCTAATAAAAAATGGTACAGTTATTGATGTATTATTAAAAAATCTTTTCTCCC